TGTCTGAAGGAAATAACTGGAATAGATTCTTATCTTCGGTCGCTCCACTTGCGGAATTTGATCCTAGTGTAATGGATAATTTAGATTTAGATGGGGTAGTAGCCTACTTAGCGGATATTTATGGCTCCCCTCAAGATACTATGAAGGAACCTAAAGAAGTTAAAAAAATAAGACAAGCTAGGGAACAACAACAACAAGAAATGCAGCAAGCCCAAATGGATCAAGCTCAAGCTGACACTATGGATACAACGGCGAGCGCAGTAAGTAAGGTGTAGGATGGACGAACAGCAAAAGGAAATGGCCCAGGCAAAAGTAAGCCTGGTGCAAGATTATTTACACCTATTCGATAGTGATGAGGGGAAGAGAGTTCTCCTCGATCTTATGGAAAAGGGCCACATTTTAAAACCAACTTCCTCAGTAAACGGTGATAGGCACTCAATACTAAATGAAGGCAAGCGGGAACTTGTCCTCTATATAATGGATATGGTCACTTATAATGTGGAAGACATTATGGATTTAATAGGAACACAGACACAAAAAACAAAAAAAGGAGGAAGTAGTGAGGAAAATGAAAAACTTTTCAATTATTTCGATGATTAAGAATGAAAGAGGAAGCTTCATGGGCAGCGGCAGCGAAGGTGGCGGTGATTCTGGTGATGGCGGCGGTGATTCAGGTGGAGATCTTGGTACTGGTGGCGGTGAACCAGGCGGGATCGAATATTCATACCCTGAAGGATTTGATGAAACACTTAAAGGAAATGCTACCCTTTTAAAGTTTGCAGATGATAAAGGTCAATTTAACGTACCTAAAATAATGAAATCTTTGGTTCATGCTACTGGTATGATTGGTAAAGATAAGGTAACACTTCCAGACGAAACTTGGACAGAAGACCAGTACAGCGATCTTTACAATAAGTTAGGTCGTCCGGCAGATATAAAAGAATATGGCGTTGAAAACAATGTGCCCGATAACATTGAGGCTAATAAAGAGTTTTTTGATAGTTTTAAAGATGCTGCTTATACTGCTGGTCTAGCACCAAAACAGGCGCAGGCAATGTCCAACTTCATGAATGATTTTCTTGGACAATCCGTGGCAAAAAATAATGAAATGTCTCAAATCGCATATAATGCAGACTTAACTTCTCTTAAGAACGAGTGGGGCGATGCCTACGAAAGAAAGACTCAGCGGGCTTTTTCAGCTTTAGAGCAATTTGCATCTAAAGAAGAAATCGCAGGAATGAAGTCAAAAGGACTTTTGGACAGCTCTTTAGTAACTAAGCTGTTCGATAAAGTGGCCGAAGGAATGTCCGAGGATTCTCTTCAAGTAAAAGGCGGGAATACTTTTGGACTTACTTCAACCGAAGCTGCTTCAGAAATAGAAAAATACTACGTGAAAGGACACCCTTTCATGACTCAAGGACACCCAGAAAGAAAATTTTACCAAGAAAAGATGATGAAACTACAAAGAATCAAATTAGCTGGTAGAAGATAGTACGTACAAGTAGGCGCTCCCACGTCTACTTTTTTTCTTGACACTGGCGGGCATGACCCTTTAAACTGGAATTACATCCTCTACAGGAAACTCCTTACGGACCCAATAATGGTAGAGATTAGGTAGAACCCTTTTGGACACTTCTCCGAGATAAATGTTTTATTTAATTTTTTATTATTAACCAGGGCAAGGAGAACTACCCCATGAAATTACTAAATATGTTAATCAGTTTCTTCAATATGTTAGGTCAAAGAGGATCTTTCGAAATTGATGAAGCTTTTGTTGAAACGTACAAATCAAACATCTATATGCTTTCTCAGCAAATGGATGCCAGACTAGCTAGAAGCTGTCGTCAAGAACAACAAGGTGGAGAGACAGATTACTACGAGAGATTAGGTCTAGCGGAAGCTAACAAGATTACTGATCGTCACGGTGATACTGTTCACTCAAACACTCCTCACACAAGAAGAGCTGTAGATCTTGAAGAAGCAGATTACTCTGATCTTATCGATAAGATGGATAGAGTTAAATTACTTATCAACCCAGACGATGCTTATGTTAAAGCTGCTGTTATGGGTATCAATAGATACAAAGATGATGTTTGGATCGCGGCTGCTCTTGGTAATGCAAGAAGCGGGAAGAAAGGAACAGTTAATGTTGCACTTTCTTCAGGCCAAAGAATCGGAGCTACAAACGGTACAGCTTCAAGTGGGCTTAACGTTTTCACTCTTACTATCGCTCTTGAAAAATTTGATTCAAACGATGTTGATGAAGATATCCCTAAGTACCTTGCTTACTCTGGTAAACAAAAGCAAAACTTATTGAATGAAACAGAAGTTACCTCTGCAGATTACAATACTGTAAGAGCTTTAGTTCATGGTGAAGTAGATACTTTCATGGGATTTAAATTCCTTAGATCTGAAAGACTTCCGGTCACCTCTGCTTCTATTACATCATTTGTTGCTGCTACAGGAGCAATCACTGGTGGGTCTGATACGATCGCCGCTGGAGCAAGAAGATGTATTGCTTGGGCCGAAGATGGAATGATCTTTGCAACTGGTATCGATATGATCGTTAGAGTTGATGAACTTCCAACTAAGAGATATTCAACTCAAGTATATGCTGCTCACCAAGTTGGTGCTGTACGTATGGAAGAAGAAAAAGTTGTTGAGATTCTTTGTTTAGAAGCATAATCAACAAATAATTAGTAACGGTGGTTTCTAGGAGCTGCCGTAAACTTAAATTTTAAATTGGAGAATACATTATGGCATCTTTATCTGGTGTAAATTATACAAAAGAAACTGCCTCACCAAAGGCAAAAATTGAGAATGGAGAGGTTTTCGGATCTGTTCACTATCTTAGAGAAGAGTACGCTTTAGCTGGTGCAGTACTTGCTATCGGCGATACTATCACTGGTCCAATGCTACCAAAAGGCGCAAGAGTTCTTGATGCAGCTGTTAAGATTGATGCTACTTTAGGTACTGGCGGGATTCTAGATCTTGGATACCAAGCTTCTGCTGATGGACTTGAAGTTGCTGATCCTAACGCATTTGTTCTTCAAGCTGATGGTGGTGGTGCTGCTGTTTTAGCGAAAGCTGCTATCGGAAGTGCTGGTCTTGATAAGAAGTTTCTAGCGGCTGTTAGAACTGAAGCGATCATGACTGAAGCCTCTACAGCAACAACTGGTGTAACAATCAGTTTTTGGATTACTTACGTAATTAATTAATTAATATGGGAGAGGAAACTCTCCCTATATAAAAGGTTTTAATGGCAACATCTAAGATAGATATCTGTAATTCTGCGCTCTCTAAAATAGGCGTAGAGAAGATAGCGTCTTTTGCCCAAACATCTAAAGCCTCTGTCCTTTGTAATCTCCAGTATGACAAAATACGTAGGAAAGTTCTTCGTGAACACTTATGGAATTTTGCTGTAAAAAGAGCTTCATTGGCCAAACTTGTAGCCGTTCCCTTATTTGGGTATGGAGCTGCATTTCAATTGCCCGCAGATAACCTTTTACCTATTGAAGTCGATATCGACGACGATTGGGAAGAAGAGGGTCAAACCATTCTGATAAATAGTTCTACTTGCCAACTAAAATACATATATGATGTGACCGATGTTTCACTTTTTGACGTTGTTTTTGAGGAAGTTCTTGCCTACATGCTGGCTGCTGAACTTGCTTACCCGTTAAAACAAAGCACCGGGCTTAGTGAATCTATGGCGGTAAAAGCCGACCTTGCTTTACGTAACGGAAGATTCTACGATGCTAAGATTGGAAGAACAAGTAAAACTAGAAAGCTCCAAGCCGATGTGTGGCTTGATGCTAGAGTAACTGGATTGGATGCGGATTAATGACAAAATTTACCACGGTTTACAATAACTTTTCAGGCGGAAAGGTTTCTGAGAAATTTAAGGGTCGTTTCGACTTGCCTGCCTACCAAAATGGCCTAGAAGAAATGGACAACATGCTCCCTGATAAGATAGGTGGGGCCTTTAAAAGAACTGGTACAATTCAGATCGCTGACATTACTTCTACATTGGCTTCTACGTCAGGGAATGCGTATCGTCCTAGCTATAGAGGGATACCCTTTCAAGCCGGGGACGGTGAAAGTTACATAATTTATCTAACCTCCCATACTATAACGATGGCAAATTTCGCCACCTACTTACATATTTTCCATAATGATCGTACTAAAGCTGCCAACATTTACGGTGCCACAGAAATAACCGCTAGAGATAGGGGTGATACATGGACTCCAAATACAGCTACCCTTAGTACTTTCGGCGGAAATCATGCTTGGAATTATTGCCAGGTAGGGGATTTACTTTTTCTTACCCACGTTTCGGGGGAGCAACGTCCTTTAGTAATTACTAGAACGGCGG